ATGAACAAGCACAAAATCTTAAAAAAATACGCAAACAATATTCACCACCTGCACCTGAAGGTGGTCTCTAATTCTCTTATTTCAAACAAAAACGTAAAAAAATAGCACTTTTAGGCATATTTTCTCGCATATAAGGTAAATAAATGAAGCAAAGCCATTTACCAAAGGAGAATAAATTAAATGTCTACAGCAAAATTTGAAAAGCTGATTGATCTTATTATCAATGAAGATCAAGAGCGTGCAGAACAATTGTTTCATGAGATTGTCGTAGAGAAGTCTCGTGAGATTTACGAAAGCCTTATGGATGAAGAAATGCATGAGGACATGTCAGAGGATCTCTTAGATGAGATTGAAACTGAAGAAGCAGGTATGCATGGCATGATGGAAGCAGATGAAGAAGAAGATGAAATAGAAGATATGGATTTTGACACTGACGCTGCTGATATGGATGCTGATGCTGCTGATATGGACGCAGATGCTGCTGACATGGATACAGACATGGGCGATGAAGAAGCACCTGCTACAAAAGGTGATATTCAAGATTTAGAAGACAAGCTAGATGAACTTATTGCTGAATTTGAAGCAATGATGGGCGCAGAAGGCGAGGAAGAAGAGGAAGAGGGTGAAGAAGAAGAGGAAGAAGGCGAAAGCATGGTTGCTGAAGCAATTGCTCTTAAACAAGTTGGTGGAGCTACCTATGACAAGTTTGCCAAAGGTGGTGATCACGGTGCTAACACCAAGAGTCCTGCGTTGACCAAGCCTAAAGTTGTACAAACAGGTGCAAATCCCGTAAATTTCTCAGGTGGTGGTGATGAGTCAGTGCCAACAAGTCCTAAGGCAAATACAGGATATTTAAAGCATGGTGGTGATTTGATGAGTGGCGCAAAAAATGCCCCAGGCTCAACCTTCAACGAAAAAGGTGAATCCACCCCAAAACCTGTAACTAAGGATGGTGCATCAGACAAGCATAGTCCTGTAGCAGAGAGCAAGAAATCTGTTAAAAAGATTGTACGCTAAGGAATTATAACAAACATGGCATATTTACGTGAACACCTAACCTTTGACAGAGCGGGACTAATTGTTGAGTCTGTCAAAGAAGGTGATGAAAAAACAAAAGCACTTTATATGAAAGGTATTTTCATACAAGGTGGAGTAAAGAATGCTAATGAGCGTGTATATCCTGTTGATGAAATTGAACGTGCAGTAGAAACACTTAATGGTCAGATTAGTGAGGGATACAGTGTCTTAGGTGAAGTAGATCATCCTGATGATTTAAAGATAAACTTAGACCGTGTATCCCACATGATTGTTAACATGTGGATGGATGGTCCTAACGGTTATGGTAAGTTAAAAATATTACCTACACCTATGGGTAATTTAGTATCTACTATGTTAGAGAGTGGCGTAAAGTTAGGTGTATCAAGTCGTGGCAGTGGCAATGTTAATGACATGAATGGTCGTGTTAGTGATTTTGAAATTGTAACGGTTGATATTGTTGCACAGCCAAGTGCGCCAAATGCTTATCCTAAAGCGATTTATGAGGGATTGATGAACATGAAAGGTGGTCATCGTGTCTTAGAAAACTTAAAAGGTAGCAAGTTAGATAAGGATGCACAGGTTCAAAAGTATTTAAAGGAATCCGTAGTTAACCTAATTAAGGAGTTGAAATTAAAATGATTTCAACTTTAATAATACCCGTGAGTTCGGGGTCAAACGGACTAACCACTATAGGGGAACATACAAATGTTTGATGCTATTAAGCCATTGCTTGATAACGGCATCATCAATGAAGACACAGGTCGTGCAATTAATGAGGCTTGGGAGTCAAAATTGAATGAGGCACGTGAGCAAGTACGTGCTGAATTGCGTGAAGAATATGCAAGAAAGTACGAACATGACAAAAATGTAATGGTTGAAGCCCTTGATAAGATGGTCACAGCAGGTCTACAGGCTGAAATTTCCGAGTTTCATGATGAGCGTAAAGCTATGAATGAAGACCGTGTAAAAGCCAAAGTTGCTTTACGTGAAAATGCACGTAAATTTAATGACTTCATGATTAACAAATTAGCTGAAGAAATTAAAGAATTACGTACTGATCGTAAAGTACAGTTAGAAGGTCGTGAAAAGTTAGAGCAGTTTGTTGTACATGCACTTGCCCGTGAGATTAAAGAGTTCTCAGAGGACAAGAAAGCAGTTGTTGAAGCCAAAGTGAAGTTAGTAGCTGAGGCTAGAACACAACTTGAAGCATTAAAAGCAAAATTTATTGCAGAAAGTGCTAAGCGTGTTAACGAAAGTGTAACTAAGCATCTTAAGGGTGAATTAAGTCAATTGAAAGAAGATATCAAAGTAGCTCGTGAGAATACTTTTGGTCGTCGTTTATTTGAAGCTTTTGCCACAGAATTTAGTGCAACGCATCTCAATGAGAAAGCAGAGACACGTAAATTATTAACGCAATTAGTTGATAAGGACAAAAAATTGGCTGAGTCCATTGCTGAAGTTAAGAAAGCTAAAACTTTAGTTGAAAGTAAAGAGCGTGAAGTTCGTATCATTAAAGAGAGCAATCTTCGTGAAAAAACTATGACAGAATTGTTAAGTACATTAAATGAAGATAAAGCTTTTACGATGAAAGGACTGCTTGAAAGTGTGCAGACAGATAAGCTAAAGTCTGCATATGAGAAGTATTTACCTGCTGTACTAAATCATGGTACAGAAAAACCTGCTCTTAAAAAGCAAGTTATTTCTGAAAGTGTAGAAGTAACAGGTAATAAAACTGCCGTTAAACAGGATGTTGAAGTCGAGTCAGAGCGTGATAACGTGATTGCGATCAAACGTTTGGCAGGGCTTTAATTTGACATATTACAGGAGATAAAGATAAAATGTCTAAAGTATTATTAGAGAGCCGTTGGGGTGAAACAAAAGAAGCCCTTCTAGAAGGTCTCAAAGGAACTCGTCGTTCAATGATGGGTGTTATTCTTGAAAACACTCGTAAGCAGTTACTTGCTGAAAGTTCAGCAGGTACTACAACCGCAGGTAATATTGCTACACTTAACCGTGTTATTCTACCCGTTATTCGTCGTGTTATGCCAACCGTTATTGCTAATGAGTTGGTTGGTGTACAGCCCATGACAGGTCCCGTTGGTCAGATTCACACATTACGTGTTCGTTATGCCAATAACATGAATGACACAAGTGCTGCACAGACAAGCACAGTAGCAGGTGAAGAAGCATTATCACCATTCAAGATTGCACAAGCTTACTCATCAGCAAGCAGCGTTACTGCAGGTGTGGTTAACACAAATCAGTCACGTTATACTGCTGCTGACACAAGTGTTCTTGAAGGTAGTGGTGGTCGCCAAATCAGCGTACAAATCTTACGTCAGGCTGTTGAAGCTAAGTCACGTAAGTTGCAAGCACGTTGGACATTTGAGGCTGCACAAGATGCACAGTCACAGCATGGTATTGACGTTGAAGCAGAAATCATGGCAGCTTTAGCACAAGAAATTACTGCTGAAATTGACCAAGAAATTCTTCTTTCATTGCGTAGTTTAGCTGCAACAGAATTCACATACAATCAAGCAACCGTTTCAGGTACTGCTACATTCGTAGGTGATGAGCATGCAGCATTAGCAGTATTGATCAATCGTGTTGCCAACTTGATCGCTCAGCGTACACGCCGTGGCGCAGGTAATTGGGCAGTTGTTTCAAGCGAAAGCTTAACAATTCTCCAAAGTGCAACAACATCAGCATTTGCACGTACTACTGAAGGTACATTTGAGGCACCTACAAATACTAAGTTTGTTGGTACATTAAACAATGCAATGCGTGTTTTCGTTGACAGTTATGCTCCAACAGGTACTGCAGTATTAGTTGGATACAAAGGTTCAAGTGAGACCGATGCAGCAGCATTCTATTGCCCATACATTCCATTGATGAGCAGTGGTGTTGTTCTTGATCCAACAACTTTTGAACCCGTAGTTAGTTTCATGACACGTTATGGTTATGTTGAGCTTACCAATACAGCATCAAGCTTTGGTAATGCTGCTGACTATGTTGGTGAAATTGCTGTTCAGAACGTTAGCTTCCAATAATTATATTATTATAATTATAAGAAAATAAAGGGTACTTCAGTACCCTTTTTTATTGATATTTAAATTAATAAATTTGGTATAAATACATAAACTAGATAAAAGATCTAGAATATATATTGAAAAGGTGATCATAACATGCCAATATTTGGAACAGGTATAACATTTACAGGGGGGATAACTTTTACGCAACCTGCAGTTGCTAATTTACCAAATCCCTATACTGCTAATTACCAATTTACAGCAGGTCAAATATATACTCAGCAGGGTCCTGTAACTATTAATCCTGATGTTGTTCTTACGCTTGATCCAACTGTTACGTGGACAGTAACACCTGATTAAAAAAAAGGTTTACGATTTTATAAATAAAATTATATAAGGAAATATTAAAATGGCTGTAATTCTAAACTCAACTGGTAATGCAAATGGAACAGTATTATCAAGTGATAACTCAGGTACTCTTGCTCTACAAACAGGTGGAGTTAATGCAATTACGATTGACTCAAGTCAAAACGTTTCTATATCTAAATATGCAAATTTAGGTGCAGTTGCAAACGTTAAAATTACAGGTGGTACTAACGGGCAAGTGCTTACCACAGATGGTAGTGGTGTATTAAGTTGGTCAACGGTGGCTAGTGGTGCTAGCTCAAACATTGCTAATGGAACATCTAATGTAAACATTGCAACATCAGGCGGTAATGTTACAACAAGTGTAGCAGGTAATGCAAATATTGTTGTTGTTACAGGTACAGGTGTAAATGTAGCAGGTACGTTGAACGTTTCAGGTAATGCAAATGTGGGTAATATTGGTGCTACAGGTGTTGTTGCCACTACTTTAAGTGGTGATTTAACTACCGCTAGTCAGCCAAATATAACAAGTGTTGGTACTCTTTCATCATTGACTGCATCAGGTAATGTAAGTGGTGGTAATTTAACCACAGGTGGTGTTGTTAGTGCTACAGGTAATGTAAGCGGTGGTAATTTAACCACAGGTGGTGTTGTTAGTGCTACAGGTAATGTAAGCGGTGGTAATTTAACCACAGGTGGTGTTGTTAGTGCTACAGGTAATGTAAGCGGTGGTAATTTAACCACAGCAGGAGCGATGGACGCTACGGGTAACGTAAGTGGTAATAATATTTCAAGCACAAATAAAATAACAGCGGGTAATGCGTTACAAGTTACAACAGGAGCAGTTGATATTTTAGGAGGTAACTTAAATGTTACAGGAAATGTTAACGTAACAGGTAACTTAAATTATAGCAATGTTACAGACTTAGTGGTTGGTGATCCATTAATTTATATTGGTGCAAATAACACAGGAGATAGCGTAGACTTAGGTATTGTTGCTAGTTATAATAATGGTAATTATGTACACACAGGTGTAGCTCGTAATGCAGCAGATGATTATTGGACATTTTTTGATGGCGTAGTTGCTGAACCAACAACAGTCATTGATTGGGCTAATGCAACATACCCTACTGTAAAATTAGGTAATTTAATTGCTACAGGTAATGCAAACATTACAGGTACAGCAAATATAACAGGTAATGCTAACGTTGGTAATTTAGGAACAGGTGGATTAATAACTGCCACAGGTAATGTAAGCGGTGGTAATTTAACCACAGGTGGAGCAGTAGATGCCACAGGTAATGTCACAGGTGGTAATTTAACCACAGGTGGTGCGTTAAGTGTAACAGGTAATGCCAACGTAGGAAATATTGGTACAGGTGGATTAATAACTGCCACAGGTAATGTAAGCGGTGGTAATTTAACCACAGGTGGTGCTGTAGATGCCACAGGTAACGTAAATGGTGGTAATTTAACCACAGGTGGTGTGTTAAGTGTAACAGGTAATGCCAACGTAGGAAATCTTGGTACAACAGGATTAGTTGTAACAGGCACATCCAACTTAAATGCTGTAGGTAATGTAACAATTACAGGTGGTAGTAATGGTCAAGTACTTACTACTGATGGTAGTGGTGTATTGAGTTGGACAACTCCATCAAGTGGTGCAAGTTCAAATATTGCTAATGGTAATAGTAATGTAAGCATTTCAACTGCCGCAGGCAATATAGACTTTAGCGTAAATGGTACAGCCAATGTATTTCGTGTTGCTGCGGGTGGTAATTTAGTTGGTAATTTAATTAAAGTTTATTCTAATGGACAAACAATATTAGGTAATGCGGCAACATCTAATATTGCAAACGGAATTGCTATTGGACATACTGCAAATTCATTCGGAACCTATGGTATTTCAATTGGACAATCTTCAAGAGCGGGACCTGGGGCTATAAGCATAGGAAGATCTGCACTATCTAATAGCAATAGTATTGCTATTGGAAATGCCGCATTAGGAGGGTATGGTTCTGGAGCTAGCGTTACGGAATCAATTGGAATCGGCTCAGAAGCATTATTATTTGGTGGTGCTGCTACACTTGCGGGTGCAACATTTATTGGAACACGTTCAGGTTCATTTATACAGGCAGGAAGTAATGGAGCAGTATCTATCGGTTGGGAATCAGGTGGTGGTAATTCTAGTGCAGCACTATTTACGGGATCAGGAGCAAGATGGATTGCTATAGGTAATGTTGCAGGTTATAAACCACCTAATGATGATTCTATTGTGATTGGTTCTAATGCAGGTTGGAACGCAGGTAGAAACACAAATGGCATTTCACTTGATACAAATGGTGCGAATATTATAGCTATCGGTGCATTAGCAGGACAACAAGCCAATGGTAATTATAATATTGGAATTGGGGCAAACGCAGGATTTACAGGTAGTAGTAATTCTATAGCGATTGGTGCTAGTACAGGTGCTTATGCAGCAGCTAACTCAATTTCAATTGGTGTAAATGCAGGTGCGAGTAATGTTGGTGCTAATGCTATATTAATTGGTGCAGCAGCAGGACGTGGTAATGCAACTGCAGCTAATGTTATTGTTTTAAATGCCACAGGTGCAAATTTAGAAGCAACTACAGCAAATACGTTTATTGTAAAACCTGTACGTCAAGCAAATACATCTAATGTATTATACTACAACTCAACTACAGGTGAAATTTCATACGATGTTTCAGCAGGTGGTGGAGGTGGTGGTTCTAATATCAGTAATGGTAATAGTAATGTAAGTATTTCAACCGCTGCAGGTAATATTGAAATGTCAGTAAATGGCACTGCAAACGTTGCTAACTTATCAACAAGTGCTTTCCAATTAACAGGTAATATTATTGTTGCTAATGGGCGTGGGGTATTAAGTAATACTACATCAAACTTAAACTTAATTTTAAGTCATAGCAATACATCAAATATTGATTATGCTAGTATCAAATTTCAAATGCCTACATCCGCAGGAGCAGCAACAACCGCTCTTGAGATAACAGCTAATACAACATATAAAACTTCAATTGGGTATCGTGCAGCAGCAGGAACTACGGGAATAGCAGTAGGATTGGACGCTTTAACAAGTACTAATGGTACTGCTTTGGGACAAAATGCCTATGCTGGAGGAAATGCTATAAGTATTGGTTATAGTTCAGGGGCAGTTTCACAAGGAGCATTTGGTACAGCCGCTATTTCAATTGGAAGGTCAGCTACTGCTTTTGGAGGAAGCGGTATCACAGTTGGTGACGGTGCTTATACCACAGGAACGAATAGTATAGCAATCGGTACAGGTTCAAATGCAATAGCAAGTGGCATGGCTATTGGCCCTTCAGCGATAACCACTGCTTTAGGACTTTCAATAGGTACAAGTGCAAATACTACTGCTACAGGGGCAATAGCTATAGGACATGGCGGTCCTGTAGCTAATTACAGTGATTCATTGGCAATCGGAAGATTTGCAGTTGCTGAAGGTCCGAATGCTTTTGCTATAGGTTGGTCTACATCTATAGCAGGTGCCGATCAAATTGCAATTGGACGTTTAACAGCTATTGGAGCAACAACAGCGAATAATATATCAATTGGCGCATATGGTGCCATTGCAGCAGGATCAGGTGTAAGAAATACACTATTAGGAGCAGGTGGTTCAATTAATGCAGGTGCTGATAGTATAGTTATAGGGTCAATAAGCTCTGCTAATGCTTCAAATTCTGTGGTAATTGGTTATTCTTCTACATCAAATGCTAATAATACTATAGTTTTAGGTGGTGGTGCCAATGGCTTAGCTAATAGGACAATTGTTATAGGATCAAATGCTTACGCTAATGTTGCTAATGGCCTAGCTCTTGGTACAAGTGCTCAATCTTATGGTGACCGAGGAGTAGCCATAGGTGCACAGGCAACGGCTAATGCAAATAATACAATTGTTCTTAATGCTTCAACCGCTCAGTTAACTTCTAGCACAGCAAATACATTATATGTAAGACCTGTTAGAGCAGTAACTGATATTACAGGATTTAAAGCAGTATACTATAATCCAACAACATACGAAATGGTATACTATAACGTTTAATTTGTAATAACGATAACGGTATATTATGATGTAATTTTCGTGGTAAATACTAGAGCATGATTGAAATAATCTACACTCTAGTATCTACCCATATTACAATACTTTGTGTCACACTGTACTTACATCGTAGTCAAGCACATCGTGGTATAACTTTCCACCCTATAATTTCACATTTTATGCGCTTTTGGTTATGGTTAACCA